ACCTACACCAACGCCGAGCAAGCTAAGTTCGACGTTAAGGATGACCTGCTGCGCGTGGTGAAGAGCCTGCGTAAGCGGAACACCCCCACCTTCCAGGACGGTTTCTATCGCTGCGTTTGCGATCCGACCTTCCTGATGCACCTGCGTCAGAACAGTGACTTCCGTGAAGTTGCTCGTTATCCTGGCAATGGTCAAATCAACCCCCTCATGTCCGGGATGCAGCCCAACGCTGCCCTGTACATGGGTCAGGGCTTCGGTCAAGCCACCTTCGTGGCCGGCGAACCGATCATGCCCACCGGCTTTGTGTTTGAAGGCGTGCGCTTCTTCGAAAGCACCAACATGCCTACCCAGACCCAAAGCGCGACCATCGCATCTACCACCGCTGATTACAACGCAGCTGTCGGTATCTTCTTTGGTCCTCAAGCCGTTGGTGTTGGCATCGGTGGCAACAATGCCCAGGTGCTCCTCAACAACAACGACGACTTCAGCCGCTTCATCATGATGATCTGGAGCCTCTATGCAGGCTTCGAACTTCTGAACGCTGATTTCGTCACCGTTGGTTACTCTTTCGACGCTTGAGGAGGTAACTAACAATGGCAACCAATCCTAATCAGATTGCAGTTACCAAGATTTATCCTGGTAACTACACCAACGTTCTTCGTTATTGGCACGAAGAAAAAACCATGCAGTTCGAGAACGCCAATGGCGTTCAAACGAGCTACACCAACCAACCCGTTGGTGGCCCCGTGGGCGTGGTTATTCAGCCTGGCTGGATCGCTCAGCAAGCTATCGGTTATGTGGACCTGAGCTATCAAGCTCTGGGTACCAACAACCAGCTTGACTACTACACCAAGCCTTATGGCTCTGGTCAGAACGGCGCTGAGCAGCCCTTCCTGAATGCCAGCGTGATCATCCCCTCCCCTGATTTCCATAAGGATATCCGGGCCGATATCACCGACGGCATCAAAGTTCCTTCCGGCGCCTTTGTTTACCGCACCTCCCTCCGTGTTGACGGTGGCGATGTGGTGAGCTCTGGTGTTGCTGGTGGTTCTGCAACTCCTCAGCTGACCCTGATCCCTGCTGTGGGCCAAGGTCTGCGTAACACCACCACCGTGGTGTCTGGTCAGTTCGGCACCTCCATTACCGGTTCGAACAGCCGTATTGCTAACGGCAGCACTGCTTCCACTAATATCATCAACAGCAGCAGCTTGTCTGCTCTGACTGCTGAGACTCAGTGGAAACTGTTCACCACCTCCAACCTGGGTGGCGTCGCTGCTTCTGGTCTGGCACAAGGTTCGGGTATCTATGATCCCCGCGCTGGTGCTGGCAAACTGTCTGGCAAGAACAAAGCCCTCGCTATCTGCGAAGTGTGCTGGATCGTTGCCGATCAACCCCCCGAGCGTTCCGATCTGGCTCTGCAGCCTGCAGGTCTCATCGAATCTCAGGTGTACACCTCCACTTCGCCCTCCTGATATACTCAGGTCGCGAACCAAGGGTTACGACCCCTCCTTCGGGAGGGGTTTTTTTTATGGTTTCCTGTTCTTAATCAAATTTTTAAACTATTGAACGCATATTGCTGCCAGAGTATATAGGACACGAGATTTTTATAGTATTCATTATGGATAAAGAGCTATCAGATTTAAAACTTGAGCGAAAAGAGTGTGCCCGTTGTGGTGCCACGTGGTTAAACGGCATTCATCACTGGAGAACAGGTTGTAAGGGTAATGAACTTGATCTAGCAGGCTTAGTGTGTAACCGGGTAAACGCTGCTAACTGTATAAACCCTAAGAAAAATCAAACAGGAGGCGATACTTGGGAGAAAAGAGCTGAATTTTTAGAGAATTTTGACCGAGACCTCAAGCGCATGAGAGAAGATTGAGGTATTTTGCCTTAAACTACTGCTCACATACTGACTTTGCACATGGCTGCGACCGTCTACAAGCCCAGTGGCGTCAAAATTGAAGTTATTTCTGCTCACGATGACGGTGAGTACTTAATGGTTCGGTCAAACACCACGGGGAAGGTGTTTTTTGCTCATAAAGATCAAGTCGGTGAGCTTACGGAAGATACAGAGCCAAAGCCGAGCGCAAATCAAGTGGCAACACGGCGTGGCCGCCGTCCGCTCAAGAGTGACGAGGTTGCAGCGCCTGTTATTAAACCTCTGCCACCCGTTGATAATCGTATTAATTTAAATACTCTTACCCCTGAGGGTCTGACTCAGTGCTTGCCTGGAGTTGGACTCAAAACGGCAAAAGAAATTATTGAATTAAGGCAGTCTTTGCCTGGTGAAAAGTTCACCAAACTCGATCAACTTCAGTCGATCAAACGAGTTGACTGGGATGAAGTTTTTGCTACAGGAGTAGTGTACGTAGAATAGAAATAATTAAAAGTGAGCTGTCGTGTCGCAATTAACTCCTCAAGAGCTTGAGCAGATTCAGTCTTATCTAGCTCAAAACGGGGTTGTATTTCAGCCCACGACAACTGATGCGACAAAGCGTGAGGTAATTTACGCAGCGGTTAATCAGCTAACGCGTAACCCGGCTCAAGTCTTTGGTTATGCGTTAGATGATTTCAACTTTAGTCGTGTTGCTTATCACTTAGCTTACAATATCGCTACGGTACCTGCAGGTGACTATGCTCGCCTACTGGAAGCGTGCAACAGTATTCCTAGTGAGTTTTACTACGACAAGATTGTTGCTCAGGTTGAGCGTTGCGAAGAGGCTGAGCGATTAACGGAACTGGCTACCGGTCGGGCCACGAGTCGCCAAGAAACGATTTTGGGTGACGTTTCGCGCTCGATCAGCATTCAAGACAAGCGCGAGACAGCTCGTATTTGGAGAGAAAACTATCTTTACGAGTGTGATCGCCTCGCGCATATGCTTTACGTTCCTAATTATCGAGACCCCGTGGCCTCCCGTTACCGCTTTGAGCGCTCTGGCGGTGAGTTCATACAAGCTATTCCTGGACCGCCTGACGTATCACGTGCTGACCGACTCTATTTTTACGCTAATTGGAGGTAGACTGTCTTTACTGATAGTTAGCTGTAGTCAGTATGTCGCCTCGTAAAGAGCTCGTCGACGCAGTTTTAAGCGTGCTCATGATGGGCGGCAAAAAAGCTGCCGATGCTGTCCGTCGAAGTGCAGTTACTCGCGGAGTTTTGAACGAAATTGAAGCTTTTCCGTCTGTAGTTAGCCGGGAAGCTTCTCCTGGTCTGCTTGGTGTGCGCCAAGCTGCACCTGCAGCAGCACCATCTCGTCTCCCTGAAAGTGTTCGGGGCTTAGTTGGCGATACTTCTTCCGCACGGCGCCCAGCTTCCCGTCCTTCTGGTAGTCCTGCTCCACGGCCAGAGTTCGGTCCCGAAGCACGGCGCCCTGCTCCTACTCCTCCTGCCGGTAGCACTCCAGTAAATACACTGATTCCTGGTCAGATGCAAGGTCCTCGCCAGCGAGGTGGGGCTTTGGTATCTACGAGTGAACCTGAGCTGCCTACGCCTCAGCAGCGGACAGCTTTTACTCCCGATCTGTTCCCGCCTGAACGCGCTCTAGTTCCTGCTGATCAGCTTGAACTTCCTTTAGCTCAAACTCGTTTCCCTGCCGGAACACGAGCTCTGGCCGAATATACGACTGCTAAAGGCGCCATCCGCCCCGTGGGAACATCTTTGGGTGGTCAGCCTTATCGTCAGGGTCCGTTTAATACTGCTTACAACCAGGAAACTGTTGGTTTAAGTTTCGGTCGCCCTGGCGCACCGATTCAAGGTCCTGGCCGAGCACCGATGCAGGGACCTGCAACTGCTCCTGAGGAGATGGTTCAAGGTTCTTTTTTTAGATCCGAACCTGCAGCTTATTTTGATGGCGACTACATCCTTCGCCCTGACTTAGTTCAGACCCAGATTCCCCGAGCTGGTATTCGCATGGGCGCCACTCAGGGTCCTTCTGAGTATGTAGCTCCTCGTGCAGCTTTCGGTCCTGGTGCTGGTCCTGCTCCTGCCGACGTGGCTTTTGACCGCGCTACTTCGGAAGCAATCCGCAACGCAGCAGGTGGCGTGCAAGTCGGAGATCTTTCAAAGCTCTCTGAAAAGATTGACCCCAATCTTCTGCGCATGCTCGTCGGTGGCGGTTCTGCTGCCGTCGGTCTTGGTATTGGTGCCTATGGTCTGAGTCGTATGGGACTCGGTCCTTCTCCTGAGGGCTCTGCACCTATTGGACCTCAGGAATCCACCGCCGGTTCCCCTCCCGGTATGCCTCCTGTTCTGATTGGCGAGGCTCCTGGCGTACCTTTTGGTGAAGCTGAGTTTGGTGTTGAGGACCTTCCCACACCTGGGACGACTATTGATCCGTCAGCTCCCGCTCCGGTTGTGACCCCTGGTGCAGATCGTGCAAGTGTCGTTCGTGAGCAGCTAGCTCAGTACGCTCCTCGAGCTGCTGCCGTTATGCGTGCTTCGGAGCCCATGAGCCCTGAGAAGTACAGGTCTGTCGAAGATTACTATGCTGCTCGGGCAGCTTATGCCTCTCAGAAGCCTCAGGTGCAGGCTCTGATGAAGTATGCAAGTGGAACGACTGAGGATCCGCAGTTAGCTGTTGCTCTTGGTAAGTGGGCACAAGCCAACCCCACTTTGGCTTACGAGCTTCAGCGCCAACAGTTACGGAACCCCGCTGCCAGCCAGCAGAGCCCTGAGTCTGTGACAACTACAACTGTTGATGCTGCTATCGGCTCTCAGAACGATGCCACTGCTGTGGGTAGCGCTATTGCCACGGGGCAGACCGCTACTCAGCCCACTCAGGGAAGCTCTGATCTGATGGATGTTACTCGACCCCTGGAGAAACCTTATCTTCAGCGGACTCAAGATTTCATCTCTCGTATGGCTCCGCGTGCTTCTATGTACGCCGGGTACGGACGCTGAACCGTCTTATAATCAAAGGAAGGCTTGAGCGAGTATGACTTACAGTTACGCCCAGGAAGGTATAGCTCCGTTAGGCTCATCTTTTTCGGGTCTCGCAATCGGAACCCAGCCTGCACCTGCTTCTAACGGGTTCTTAAAGTTCTTGAACGAACTGGTTCCTGTTGTCGAAGGCGCCGCTGATGTTTTCCGCCAAGCGAAAGGCTTTCCCGCTCGTTACGCTCCTGCACAAGAGCGTGCGATGGCTGGGGAAGCTCTTGGCCGGTGGCTTGAAGAGCGATCCTTAATGCGCGAGCAGCGTCGGCGTGAGCAGGATATGTCGCAAGCTCAGTCGCTTGTAGAAGATCAGGAAAATTCTATTCAGAGGGGATTAGCCAAGATCTTTGAAGATCCCGAGGTT